GCAAGGGTTCGAGTAAATGGTCTGCGGCTGTTGCTTCGCGTTGTCCGCACCAATGGCACATAGGGTTATCGGCTAATAGTTTCTTACGGTTTGCTAGGTAGGTTGCGTTGCCGTTGTGTGCTGCCACGTTATGACCTTAACGAACTGGCGCGCGCTGTCGCGCTTGCCCACGGGTGGGTGTGTTGTAGTTCCATGTCGGGCTAGTCCTTTGTTATCGGTTTGTTATGTGTATGTTTGTGCGTGTTCTTAAAGCCTAATGCTGTAATGCTCTACCCTTCGGGCTGCCTCAATCCGAATACCTTTGCATTACGCCTGGTTATGTTTACAGGCCGCCCCGACGCTTTGCGTTATTACTTTCGTGTATCAGTTTTAACGCGCGCCGGTCTAACCACGTTCCCGTGGATTAACCCCGCGCCATGCGAACGGCGTACGGTCTTGCTACTAGCCAGTTGTTAAGTCTGTTATTTATCGGTTCGCGATAGTAGCACGGCACATAGCACCATAAGCGCAATCGCTAACCAGCTTGTACGGTTCATTCGTGGGTCCAATCGGGCGTTTCCCGACGCAACGCTTCAAGCGCTAAATAAAGTTCGTCTTGTGATGTTTCTAACGCTCTTGTAGTTTCGTCTAACAGGCGTTTAACTTCGTCTAGTTGGTGGTATAAATCCATGTTTAATTTGCGTAGGTCTTGCAGCTGGTCATGGCTTCCGTAGTTGCTGTTATATCGGCTCATGCTTTCCATGCCTCGATTACTTTAGACGCTTGGCCCATTGTCAATGTTTCTATTACCACGTCGTCGGCGTCAAGTAACAGCTGTATTGCTTCAAGCGTTGCCAGGTCGTCTAACCCTTTACCTTTTGCTAGCGCTTTAATCATGTATAACTGTTTACTACTGGCGTGTACGCCGCCCTCTTTAGGTGTACGCATAGGCGTTATGGTGGCTTCGTGGCCGTCTAAACGTGCTTCGACTTCGTTACGGCTGGCAATAGATTTAGCGACGCCGCAACCCATGTAGCCCAGCGCGCGCCCTAAAGCCGATGTCATACCTACCATGTATTCGCTGCGTTTGGTGTAAGGCGTGTTACCTGGGAACGGTTCGGCTGCCGACGCTATAACCGGTATTGGGTCCGCCATGTCGCGCCACACGGTTACGGTGCAACGTATAAACGTCGAGCCGTCGGGCATTGTTATTACTTGGTTATCGGTTTCTTGTATGCGTAAATCGGGCCAGCGCTTTAATGCTTCGGCTAGTCGTGTTGGTACGTCTACGTAATTGTCCAGGTTAAATGCCATTGGATACCACCACGTCGCAATTTTGTACGCTTAACACTTGCATTACTTTTGCATATTCTTTCGCGCCGTAGTAACCAGTATTTTTTTGTTCGGCGCAAGCCATAAGCACATTTTGCAACCACTCGCCAGCGTTCAATTGGTCCGCTTCGTAATCGTGCATAGCAACTAACAACGTAACTTTTTGTAGTTGGGTATTTGGTGTTTCTACTATTTCGCTCATGTCGGGTATCTTTCCATTAGTCGGGTTTACTTACTTAGATGTACCGTAGCACACGGTAGTTACACGGTTGGCAAATCCTCGATAGGTTCTAGCCGGTCCGTTGTAATCCAATACGCGCCGCCGCTTGTGTCTGCGTTGTTTTGTAGCCAATGGGTTTTAGTGGGTATTTGGTGGCCCCATGTCCAGCCCCTAATTTTGTAGTGGCAGTCAAACAGCTGCACTAACACGAACGGGCTTGCCTTAAAGGTGGTTGCCTGATTACGGGGAACTATTAGGTTTATTTCGTCGTTCGCGCAACGTGTCGATTTAATTTGGTATACGCCTACGTCGCCTACAGCCCATGCTTGTTGGTCTAGTGGTATGCCGAAATGGTCCGCGAACACTATTTCGCCCAGCGCGCCGTCAATATATTTTTGTAGCCCAGGTGCAAATTGTTTACGTGCGCCGCTGGGGTGTGCGCCTTCGCCGTAACTGTTGTAGTTAGTTGTGCCGTAACTTATTGCGTCGGCTAATTGCTGTTCGGTGTATAGCCGTTCGTATGTTTCTTGCATGGTGTCGGGTCCTTTAACGGTTTGCGTTTGGTACAAGCTTTTAAATCTTTATGACTGTATAACTTTTTGGTTGGGTTTGTTTTGTAGGGCGTTTCTTTTAACGTTTGCCCGCACAAGTCGCAAATCATATACCAATAATTACGGCCATAGCGGCAGTAATGACAGCTGCACTAAATCGGTGTTCGTCGCTACCTGACTGCATATATTTTTCGCGCAATATGGCTAACTCGTCTAGCAGTATCGAGTGGTCAACCGGTTTAGGTGCTGGCACGTGGTTTGGTCTAAAAACCTCGTCTACAAAATTGTTAAATGTTTCGCGGTACTTTTCTGTATACATCTGTCGGGTACTTTCTGTTAGGCCTGGGTCGGGTATCGGGTAATCGGTCATGGGTTAGGCAACGCCCATGGGCCGTACCCCGAATTATGCCATATGGCTAATGCGGAGTTTGTATTTACTACAGGGTCGAATAGTTGTTCGCACGTTTCCAGTATTCCTTTAGCTTGTAGCCAGCCTGTAGGCCAATAGGCGTTAGGGCGGCACCAATAGCCGTTAATTTGGTACAGGCCGTAGCTGCCGCCGGCTGTGTCCTCGGGATTAAATGCGTTTGCCTTGCAGCCACTTTCACGGTAAATAATTCGGGCAACGGTTCCCATTTCCTCTAAAGGCCAGCCAGCTTGTGTAGCAAGTTGTAGCGCATATTGGCAATCTGTCAACGGTGCAAGCGTTGTAGTTGTCGTAATAGGTAAAGGCGCCAAACTGACCGTAACGGGGGGCATTACAGGCAGGGCGCTAGGCGTGTTGTAAGCGTCGTAGGCGAACGCTAAGCCCGTAAGGCTTATAGTTACAGCCGTAAAGATTTTGGCTAGTAGAAAGTTCATGCAATACCCCTTTTTTCGTCGGTCTTAAAACCGTAGTAGACGCCTAGGCGCTAGGTGGTGATACTGGCTGCAAACCTTGTAGGTATTGGGTTACAAGTTCGGGGATTTTGTCGCCTGGGTAGTAAAACCAATGCCAAGGTTCCTCGGGCATGACTTCAAGCGACCAACCGAACGCTGGGCCGTGTTCGCACATAAACGCCCACGTTTCGCCTTCCATGTTTGCAAAATCTACAGCCAAACCTAAATTGTGGCGACTTGTTCCAGGGGCAGCTAGTGGCGCGTTGCCTGGGCGTAGGTAGTACTTTTTGCCTTGCCAAGTTCGTGTAGACGCGCCCTCGATAGGTTGCAAGGTGTAACGCTGTAAAAACCCTGCGGTTTGTTGAGCTGCAGACCTGTACGTATCGCCTTGCGAAACGGGTTTAAATTGTTTGATACCTGCAGCGAACGCCGCGGCGCGTACTGCGTTGTAAGCGTTGGCGGCCCGTGGGTGTAACTTGCCAAACGGCTTAATATCTACAAGCATATTGGCTGGTAGTTCGCCTGGGGTTACGTGTCCTAGCGTGGCAGGTAAATCCAGTTTTTTTACTGGCGGTACTACCACGGGTTTACGGGGCTGGGGTGACACTAGTTGGCTCTATAGGTTTACGCTTTAATCCGTTAGCTGCCACAAGGCCGCTTAGTGTGCCGGTCATAAAAACAGTAAGGGTGGATAGCAAGTCGATAAATTGGGCGTCGTTTGGTGACTGTTCTAAAGGTTGCGTAACAAATAGTAGGCCGTAAACAAAACCTATTACGGTAAGTGCAAACGTCATGGCGATAGTGCAGCCGACGAAAACAATCATACGGGCATGTAAATGTTCTATTTCGGCTCGTTGCTTATCCATTAGTTACCCTTTCGCATTGAACCATAGTATTACAGCGCGTTAAAACGCTGTTGCGTACTTTTTGTGGTGCGTTTTGTCGTGTTGTTTCGCAAGCAATAGGTACAAGCAAAAACGCCAGCAACATAAGTTTTTTAACGGTACCCATAAACTTTTAATGTGCCTGTAAAAGTGCTGCTACAAGTCAAAGTTAGGCCCGTATGTTGGTTGTTTGTTGTTTGGCTTCCGCTCGAATTGGCCGCAAAACTTGAAGTACCGCCAATGCCAACGTAGTTACTAATAAAAACAGTTGGCGAGTTTTGTTGCGGATAATAAACGTCGCAAGTAAACGCCCCGCCGCTACTTCCAGCCGAACCGATAGTAAAACTTGTACCAGCCGCCGTATAAGCCCTAGTCGGCCCAGCCGTGTTGCTGTTGTAGTTAATAATGTTTGCATAGTTGGTAATGGTTGCGGTACTACCAACCAAAAATTGGCAGGTTATATCCGGACTACCAACCGCGCCGCCTGCCGTTAAAACAAAAACCAGTTTATAGTTGGTGTAAGCGCTAGTAAAACAGCCTGTAGCTGTAAGAGTTGTGGCTGCGGCATTGGTAAAAGACCCCATTGGTACTAGGCCAGCGTTGGCCTGCAAAGTTGTCATTTGGGCAGCCGTTAGGACTTGCCCCGCCGTAAATGTTTGGTCTGCCATGTTTCCTACTTTATCCTAAAACGGGTTGCGGGTCTTGTATGCCTAACTTACCGTAAATGGCGTTATCTAAAATAAACTCGTAAACAATGACCGTAGCTGCGGTATAGAAAGTAACCCTATGGCCGCTTTTTACGTTCACTTGTATTTCTATACCTTCTACAGATAGTTCCTGGGCTACTTCGCCGCCCGTAATAGTGTTAGTAATCGTTATAGTGTCGCCAATATCGACTAGCGCTAAGGCTTCACGTTGGGCATTTGTGAGCATTAAATAATCGGTTTGCACGGCGTTAAATGTTGCTTCAGGTTCGCCTACTAACAGGTAATTAGCTAGCGTCAACGCTGCGGCGTCGTTATGTAAAAGGCTATTTGTGTCGCTGTAGTTTTGAATTAGGTATTTAGCTTGGCTTGCCAAGTCATTAGCTACCTGGGGTGAAGCGGCGCCCAAGTGTTGAATACTGGCCCTGTTTATGATTAGGTCGGCGTTATAGATAATGCCTAAAGAGTTATACGGTATGTTTGTGCCGTCGTCGTGAAAGTCTGCGACGCTACCCGAAAGGGTATTGCCGATACGGGGTTGGCTAGTAAAATAGCCTGTGCGCGACATAAAAATTCGGCCCTGTTCGGCTTGTTGTATTTGGTCTATATATGCTTTTGCGTTTGTTCCGTTTGGTACTGTCCAAGCTGCAGCGCCGCCCAATGTTTGGGTTCCTGTTTCTATGTCACGTGTTAGGACCGGATAAGCAATTTCGGGCAGGTTTAATACGTTTGTCAATCGAGTGCTTGATAGTTCCTCGGTTACGTTATATTCGGCTAACGCTGTTTGGGCCAACAAATAAAAGTCGTCGGCGCAATAAACAGTAACGGTATTTTGGCCGCCCAATTCGTAGTTGTAATCGTACGAAACTATTTGCCCTACAAATAAGGTAATAAATGTTCCTACGCCGTTATATCGACCAAACGATACACGGCGTAACGGTGCCAAGGTAAATAGTCCTGTTGTGTCAACGTATGGGCTAGACGCATATAACGGGTTTAAAGTGCCACCTGCCAGGCTGTCGTTTAAGTTAAATGACATTGTGCCCGCGCTAAATTGGTCGCCTACATCACGGCGCCCACGCTTTAGGTTTACGTTTGTTGAGTATTGCAGCATTGGCGCAAACTCTGTATTTCCATCTAAAAGAAACGTTGTATTATCTAAAACGCCTGCCGTTGCGTTATCTAAACGAAAAGCATTTACGATAAAACCAGTATCTATAAACAGTTCGTAATTGCCGCTTTCAATTACTGACGTAGCCATTACGCAACCGCGATATTTGCGGGGCCTGCCGCCCTGTTATACGCTCGAATAGCGTTTACTACGGCTTCGCCTATTTCGGCGCTGGTACCAATACCGCCCGAAATGTTTATATTCATATCGCCAAACCCACCAATGCCGCCGAAACTGTCATTAAATGACCTACCCGACGTGATAGCGCTAACGCTTGGCCCTGCCATGCCACTATCGAACGCCGCGCCTATGCCTTTAATATCTGCCAAGTTAAGCCCAGGGGTGGCTAGTCCTGTTTGTGCATAATTGAACGCTGCTTGAACGCCGTCTAAATATGCTTGAGCATTAGATACGCCAGCAGCAAACCATTTATCGGCAGCAAGTTTGCCTATCATGTCGGCGGCTGTTTGGCTAGCTTTAACAAGTGCGTTAGTTTCGTCAATGGCTGCAGAACCGCCGTTAATTAACTCGGCGGCAATAGCCGCGCCGCTTTCGCTACCTGCGTCTAAAACGGCTTGTAATGCGTCTTGGGATATACCCATTTCAATTAGACGGCCAATCATGCTGCCATAGTTTTTGGCTTGTTCTGTTTGGTCACGTAAACCGGTTAGGAAACTTGCCCCTGTTTCTTTTCCAGCGTTTTTAGCGTCTGCAAAATTTATACCATTGGTAAGAGTGCTTGAAATGCTTTTAGCAAAATCGTTAAACGCTGTTTGAGCGTCGGAAAGTTTATCTTTAGCGTTATCTAACGCTTTATTCATGCGGTCCGTTAATGCAGCTGCCGCGTCTTTTGTTGCTTCTTCCATTTTCTTTAAACGTGCCGCGGCTTTTTCGGCAGCACCGCCAACGCCGCCCCCACCTGGCGGGTTAATGTTGTTTGCTGCGGCTTCCGCGTCCTCGGCAAGTTTTTTAGCGGCAAAACTGCTGTAATCGGACTGTTTGCCAAAGTTTTGTATACCTGCAGAAAATTTGTCAAAATCGGCTTTTAAACCTTCAATATCGAATAATTGTTTAAACCCGCCCGTACCTGATTTTTCGCCTCTAAGCCGGTCAACGACATTTATTAAATTACCAACTGGCCCCAACAGGTTTAATACCAAACCCTTAACGCTAAACAGTTGTTTCATTTCTTGCCACGCCATATTGGCGGCCTGGCCAATGTAGCCAACAGCATTAGCGGTAACAAGTGCCGCTACGGCTACGGTTTTCATTACGGCAACTACTTTTGGCCCAAAACTACCCATTTCGTAAATGGCTTGTTGCAAACCTTTTACTATGCCTTTTTCGCCGATTACTTCCGCTACACGTTCAAACGCTGGCGTTACTTTATCGTTAAAAAACTTTACGGCTTTTAAAAATATCGGTAAAAATGCTTGCCCTAAATTTGTTTGTATATTTTCTAGGGTTGCGCCAAGTATCTTTTGTTGTGCCGCTAGACCTGTTGACGTGCGACTAAAGTCGCCTTGTGCGTCGGCTGTTTGGTCAAAAATAACTTTTTGGGCAGCTAAAACTTTTTGTTGTGCTGTTAACGCTTTATTGCCTGAATATATGCCTAGTTCCGTTGCGGCGGCTTTTAGGGTTGCGTCGTCGAGTAGTACGCCGTATTTGCGTAACGGTTCGGCTTCGCCTCGTAACGCGGACCCCAGGGCATTTATGGCTTCGTCTACTGACGTGTTATTAAACGACGCCAAGTCGGCTGCCATGGTTACAAGGCTTGTAGAAAAGTCCGATAAATCCTTTCCAGCTAGACCGGCAGACTTACCAAAAATAGCAAACGTGCCAGCCGCTTTAAGTGCCGACGTTTCCGAAATACCTAAAGCGCGGTTTGCTGTTTGCGCGAAATTTTCTACTTCTTTAGAAATTGCACCAAATACAACAGCATTTTTACTAATTGCTTCGTTGAAATCTGACGCTTTTTGAATTGACTTATACGCGAAAGCGGCGACAGCTGCAGTAGCGCCAGCAATAGCGGTGCCCGCAATTAGTGTTGATTTACTTAAACTGCCAAACGCTTTTTGTGCTGCGTTTACGCCTTTATCGGCAAACGTCGTAATAATTGGTACGTTAATTGCCACGGCGTACCTTCAATTTTGTATTCGTTTGTTTCATTACTTTATCGACTATGGCGATTACTTCTTGCTCGACGCCTGGCCGTGCAGCCTCTACGCCAGGTTCGGCGGCGCGTGGTTCGTAGCTGCCTTGCATTTCTAAATTAGTTACAAAACGGCCTTTAGTGCGGCGCCCTGCATGGTCCCATATCGAGCCTGCAGCGTCGCGTTGGGTAAGTGTCAACAGCTGGTAAGGCCGTGCAGCAAAATCTATAGTTTCGCCTGATTTAAACGTAACTGTTCTAGCGCGTTGCCCTGATTTGTTGGTCTTAATAATGAAACCTTTACGGGCGCCTTCGTTACTCCATTTTGTACCGGCACGGCCTCGAATAAGATTGCCTCGCGCCATACCTGACAACGGCGGGGCTACAGGTATCAAACTACGGGCCGCTGTTAATACAGGCGCCCCAGCGTTTTTAATGTCCTTGCGTACCTGTTTTAGGTATTCAGGTTCAATTTCTTTAAGCGCTTTCATGGTTTCTTGAATACCTTTAATTTCTAAAGTATTTGCCAAGGTTGCCATAAAGTTACTTTCGTTGTTTGTTGTTGTCTGATAATACAGCAACAACGGTAGCCAGGTCGTCTATGTCAAAAGGTACCGACGGGGGCCACCACGAAATAGCTACCAACAGTTCGGCAAGTTGGCGCCCATGGGTGCCCCTTACATGGGGTTTGCGGTCTCGGTGTCTACTACTTCAATGTTGGTTAGATTTTTTACGAACGTATCAAATTCGCTGGGTACAACAATTTTGTTTATTTTAGACGCTTCGTATGCCATAAAGGCTAAGTCCTCGACGCCAATACCTGCGGCCATGTCCGACGCTTTCCGTTTGTATTTGCGTTCCCACATAACAATA